TCAGGCGGCCAGAACCATAGCCGGGGTCTTCCACGCCCCGCCACGTAGGCGGAAGTCGTCAACGTTGACGACAGGCAAACCTCCGTTTCCTTTTAGCTCAGATTGAGTAAGGTCAGGGCGCATCAGCGTGTCAATGGAGACACCGAAGAATTGCGCAGCACGGCACATGTCGTTGAAAGACCATTGTGCGCCGGTGTTAATCATTCGATTCAGATTCTGGCGATGCTTGCCCATGTATGCGGCGAGATCGCTTTGCTTCAGCCCTCTCAGGCTAAGCATCATCCTTATGTTGCCGATGGCTACGGCTTGGTAGTCGATCACCGCCGGCGGGGCTGTCAGTGTTTCGGTCATGGCATCACTATAACCACTTTTGATTACAAAGTCAACACGCTGACGATTTGTAACTCTGTCACTCAATGGTGTATCTGTAATCACATGCGGTTACAAACACAGGAAAACAAGACAGCACAAATCGTGCTCGACTTGCTCGATACGCGGAACATGACACAGTCCGCGCTCGCCGACGAGATCGGGCTGACTCGGCAAGCACTGTCCAGCAAGATCAACGGCACTCGCAGCTTCACCAAGAAGGACTATGTGGCGCTCGCTGACTTCTTCGACACGTCCGTGGACTATCTCATGGGTCGCACTCTTGACCCGTGGCCGGTGGACGCTCCCCAAGCCGAGGGGGTGGCGTCATGAAGGTGAAAGACCTGTACTGGGCGGCCAGGAACTCGACCTTTTTCATAAACCTGGAGAGCGAGGGCCGGCCGCTGCTGTGCGAGCCGAGACTATCCGACGAGGGTGGCGTGCGCATCCGTCTGTGGCTGCGCGACCCCGCGGGAACGGGGACTGGCGGCGCGATCGCCCTGCTGTCCCGCGACGAGGCGGCGGTCTTGGCGAATGCGATCGACACTCGGCGCAACTGGGTCGGCGAGAAGGCCGACGACGCCTTGCCGCGCATCGGTGTGAGCGCCACCGTGGACTCGACCATGATCCGGTTCATGGAATGCAGGGGAGAGGGGCATATCGCCCTGACCGTCACGGAAGCCGGACGTCTGGCGTCATGGCTGCACGACATGGCCGACGGCCGTTGGCGCGACCACAACGGATATGTGCCGGAGGTAGTGAAATGAGTAACGCCTATGAGCGTCGTGGCGCACAGCTCAACATGGAAAGCCTTTACATACGCCACGACGTCATCAGCGAGCGCAAACTGGCAAGGCTCAACCCCGACCGTCCAGTTTCTTTTCGAGCCGGTCAAGCCGTAAGTCGATTTGGAACAACGCTTGGGCGATGTCCGCCAGGCCTTCGGTCATCCGTGACTCATAGGCATTTCTAGTGCTTGCCTGAGCCTGCTTGAACTTCGTTTCCGCTGAGCTCGCCCAGCTTGCAGCTCCACCCATTTGAATACTTCCTTTCCCCGCATGCAGCGGATTGTTTGTGTTGCAGCTTCAAGCCTACGCGGCACGGGGAAAGGGCCTTATCTTCCGAAAGGAACCCTCATGATCTGGTTCGTCATCTCCATCATCCTGCTGCTCTTCAGCGCCGCCGTCACCTGCGTCGCGATGTCCCGCGACGTCAAGGGGGCCGGCATCGGCCTCATTCCGGGCCTCGTCGGATTGCTGCTGCTCATTCCCGCATGTCTGTATTCCGTGGACGTGGGCGAGGTCGCGGTCATCCGCAACATGGGCGGCAGTCTGGCCGGTCATTCCGAAGACGCGGGCTTCCATTTGAAGACGCCGTGGCAGAGCGTCATCAAATACGACACCCGTAACAACCTCATCAACTTCTACAAGGACACCGATTACAAGTACGACGGCGGCAGCGCGGTCGGCAAGCAGGTCGCCGTCAACGACAGGAGCGGCGCTTCTGCGGACATCGACGTCCAAGTCAACTACAGCCTTGATCCGAGCGCGGCCGAATACCTGTACTCGGAGTATGGCAAGCAGCAGACGTTCACGCAGAACTACATCAGCAACGATCTGCGTTCCGTGGCGCGCGAACAGTCCGGCCGGTTCGACACCCTGACGATGCTCACCAATCGCGGCGAGTACACGAAGGCCGTGCAGGATGCGCTGGCGGCGAAGTGGAAGAAGATCGGCCTGACCGTCGAACAGGTCAGCGTGCAGGACGTGCGCTACGGCGAGGCCATCACCAAGAAGTACACGGAGGCGCAGGCCGCCGAGATCGACAAGCAGAAGGCGTTGAACGAGCAGCAGGTCGCCAAGACCGAGGCCGAGACGAAGAAGATCAAGGCACAGGGCGAGGCCGACGCCAACGCCGTGCTCAACGAGAGCCTGACCGACAACGTGCTCAAACAGCACTACATCGACGCATTGTCCAACGCGGATCAGCTCGTCGTCGTCCCCGACGGTGCGGACACGCTCGTCCAGACCAAATAAGGCGGCGGTCATGTTCAAGCGCTATCCGTACACCATCGCCCTGTTGACCGTCATATCGTTCGTCGTCTGCATTGTGTGGCTGTTCACCCATGAGGCGTGCATGCACCCGCTCGGCAACGGTCTGGCCGCGTGGTGGGCGTTCATCGTCGTGCCCATCCTGCTCGTCACCATCGTCGAGGAAGCAGGAGGAGAGGAATGAACTTCGATGCACTCGTCTGGCAGCAGTGGGTGATCCTCGGATACGCGCTGCTCGAACACTTCATACTCATCGGCACGCTGCGCGAAACGAAGGCCAAGCCGGGAGCGGTTGTGTACCAGTTGCTCAGGCTCGTCATTCTCTGCGTGCTCGTGCTGACCATCTAGAGACTTGCCCGCCGGCATTGCAATTACCTTCCACCGGCGGGCGGCGACAAGGAAAAGTCGTACAAAACCACCTCTCTCAAACCCCGCACGTCGCCACCTCTCCACATTTTCCGGCGGCGTGCGGTACGGGCGGGCAGGTTCGCCCCCGGTCGAGATTCGCGTCAGGCGGGCGCGGGCAAAGACCGGGAAGCCGTTCGATTCGGCCACCGTCCACTGCGATCGCGTCAACGTCGCCCCCTCGCACGCCACTGACAGGACACGCGGAATGCCCGTGCGAGCGGGGAGCGATGGACACGGCAGGCTTCGACTCCTGAGGCCGCACCACCGAGTCCAGCGCGACCGCAACCCGCAGACTCAACAGCGACCCGCAATGGGATCGCACGCTGATCTTCCCCCGCTTCGGCGACGTGGTCGTTGACCGCGACCGCCGGCAGGTGTCCGCGCGCTGCATGTGGAAGATCAAGGCCGACTACCAGATGAAAGGAACCAAGAAATGACCGAAGAAAAGACCGATATCTCGCTTGAGGAACGCTTGGCGAAGAGACTCGCCGCCCGTCTGCCCAACTACGACGATGGCCGCGCCGACACCGCCGTCGTGAGGGACGCGCTCGAATGCGCGCTCAAGGACGCCGGCGTGCGCCTGTGCGAGCCGGTCAAGGCGAGCGTGTATGTCGCCCCCGATACTGGCGGGCTGCCCAAGTTCCTCGAAGAGGCGTTCAAGAACGCTCAGCCGATAGGCCGCGTCATCGCCGAGGAAGACGAGGAAGACGAGGAAGACGACGAGACCCTGGCCGAGCTGGAGCACATGCGCGACGTGGCCGACATGGCCTATGCGGCGCTCTCCGACCTCGCCCTGCACTGCCACAACCGCCGCGAAGACGTGGCATGGGGCATCGCGCGCCGCGCAGCCGAGGACGCGCACGCCCTCGCCACGTTCGTCGGCGACTGGATCGAGGACATGGAGGACGAGGACTAGTGGCCGACGAAACCGTCATCACGATCATCGGCAACCTCACCGCCGACCCCGAACTGCGCACCCTGTCCAACGGCAATCCGGTCGCGTCGTTCACGATCGCCAGCACGCCCCGCACCTACAACCGCCAGACGCAGCAGTACGAGGACGGCACGGCGTTGTTCCTGCGCTGCTCGGCGTGGAACGACCTCGCCCGGCACATCAGCCAATCATGCTCGAAGGGCATGCGCGTGATCGCCCAGGGCCGCCTCTCCCAACGCTCGTATCAGGCGCAGGACGGCACCAACCGCACCGTGGTCGAAATGACCGTGGACGAGATCGGCCCCAGCCTGCGGTACGCGACCGCGCAGGTCACGAAACAGGGCGGCCGCAACGGCTATCAGGGCGGCGGCACCTACGGCAACCCGAACGGCCAGCCCCCGCAGCCCCCGCAGCAGACGACACCGCCGCCGGCGTCCGACCCGTGGGCCAACGGCGGCAGCGGCCACACGCCGGACATGTTCGCCGCCGACACCGGCGACCCGGAATTCTAGAAAGGACACCCTCATGGCAAAGAAAAAAGACTCGAACCTTGTCCAGGACGCGCTCATACCCGACGAAATGAGCCCGCTGAGCCTGCTGGACTTCAACAGCTCGTGCGCGAAGATCAAGCAGGCGGCCGTGGACTTCCGCCGCGCGGTCAACCACAAGATGCAGCTCGAAACCAAAGACGCCTACCTCGACAAGTTCCACCAGATCGACCCGTACACCGAGGCCGTGTACGACACGGACGCGCTCGCGCAGCACATCATCGACTGCGCCGAGGTCATCAACCGGCTGCTCACCTATCCGAAGGACGCACGCCGCGCGGTCCTGTACGACAACCTCCACGACAGCCTCGCCACGTTCGAGGAAAGCGCGCCCGACTATCCCGATCCCGACGACGATGCGGACGAGACCGACAGCGGGGAGGCCGTCGATCCGAACACCGGCGAGATCAAATAACCACACATTGAGAGAGGCTTATATGCAGCAGGCAAACAAAAAAGCCACCCGCAACGGGGTGGCTCAGGAAAAGATGTGGTCGATATCAGCGCTCCGACGTCTCATCGGTTGGCACGACGTCTATGGTTTCTGCGTCCACATACGCCATAAAGCCGTCCGGCACTCCGTCATTGTCGTTGACGCACACAAATTCATCGTCCTCACGATCTGCCGTCAGTTCGACGAACTTGCGCAGCTCACCGAACGTAAGCTGCTCGAAATCAATCGTCACACACATGCAGCGCTGGGTCTTCTTGTCGTTGCTCATAAGTCGATTATCGCATGTCGTGAAGGCGGCGCGCCATGTCTGTGAACTTCGACAGCACCTTCGGTTTCGATCCTGCGGTGCAGGACAGCAGCATGGCCGCGCGCGGACTGTACGCGACGATGGTGACGTGGTGCGACCACCAGATATACACGCGGCCGGACTCGTTCGACGGCACCTTCGACCTCAAGCGCGTCAGAAGCGTGGGCGGCACCGTCAGACTCGTGCGCGAACTCGTTGAAAACGGGCTCTTCGAGGAGGCCGGCGAAGGCGTGTACAGGGTCGTGACCCGTCGCGGCCTCGCCGTGTTCGGCAGCTTCAAGAACCAGAAGAAACCGCTTACGCCCGAAGAAGCCGCCGAACTGCACGAGAAGAAGGTCGTCGCCGGCCACGCCGGAGGCAAGGCGTCGGGCGAGTCCCGCAGGGCGAAAGCCGAAGCAAACAGGAAGCAAAACGAAGCAGACGCGAAGCAGACTGCTTCAACTTCAACAAAGCAAACAGGAAGCACTACCGTACCTAACCAAACCAAAACCATGCCTTCTTCCTCCCCTGACCCCTCCGGGCCGGGATCGAAGCAAACCGCGTCGGTCGCCGAGGCCGAGGCCAGGGCGTTGGCCGACCCGTTCGCCACGGCGTGGAACGCCTACCCACGCCACACCGGCTCGCGACGGGAAGCCGAGAAAGCGTGGGCCGCAGCCGTGGCCGGGCACGACGGCACGTCCGCCGTGACGGAAGCGCAGCTCATCGGAGCCGTCATCGCCTACGCCAAAACCGTGGACGACCCCAGATACGCGCCCAACATGAGCCGATGGCTGCGCCAAGGCGCATACATGGACACCATGCCCAGCCAGCCGAAACCATACCGGCACGCACTGCCCGACGGCACCGTCATCGACGACCGGTGGATCACCGGCCACATCCGGGACCACGTGCCCGTAGGCACCTTCACCGACGCGATGAGAGCCGACTTCTGGGCCAGCGTCAAAACCGGCATCGACCCGGAACAAAAAGCCAAGGAAATCATCAACGAATGCCAACGAAAGGCCAGCCGATGAGCAGCAAGCCAACAGCCGAGACCCGCAGAACCGTACAGAGGCGAGACCGATACCGATGCGCCATCTGCGACCGGGAAACCGGCAGCCACTGGAGCGGCGACAGCATCCACCACAGGGAACCGCGAAGCCACCCCTTCGACCGGCTCCACCAACCCGAAAACCTGCTCCAACTCTGCGGCAGCGGCACCACAGGATGCCACGGATGGGTACACGCCCACCCCGCACGCGCCTACCGGCTCGGCTACCTCGTCCACATGGGCAAAGACCCCGCCACCATCCCCGTCTACTACCGCACAGGCGGCTGGCAGCAGCTCAACGCGGACGGCACACGCCATCCCTGCCCGCCACCCGAAGACCTCCCCACACACATCAACATCAAGAAAGGCAACGAATGAACGACACCACGACAGCCTCGCCATCGGCCCACCGGACCATCCCCCTCGACCCGCCCCGCCCGCCAAGAAAACCCGACATGCTCCTCTGGATCGACACCGAAACCACCGGCGTCGACCCCTACCAGTGCGAACTCCTGGAAGTCGGCATGCAAGTCACCGACATGACCGGCAAACACCCCCACGACAGCCTCCACCTGATCGTCCACCCCGACAACATACGCAACTGGGCCAACCACCCCGAACTCCTGAAAGCCTACGAAATGCACCTCGCCAACGGACTCATGCTCGCCGCCGCCGAAGCACCCAAGGACACCTACGACTACCAGCACACCGCATGGAACATCCACGAATTCCTCAACGACCAACTCAGCCAATACACACTCCACCCCGCCGGCACCAACGTGGACTTCGACCTACGCCAACTCGACGTCCACCTCAGCCGCCACCTCAACCACCCCATCGCCGAAGGACTCCACCACAGAAAACTCGACCTCACCACCCTGCGCCTCACCGACCAAGCCATCGGCCGCGACCCCTACCAGAACCACGCAGGCACCCACCGAGTCCAAGACTGCATCCGCCGAGACCGCAACGACTACGCCAACTACCTCGACATCATGCGAGCCGGCATCCAAGGAGCCCGATCATGAACCCCCGCAAACGAATACCCGCAACCCTCACGGCGATCCTCGCCATCCTCGCGCTCACGGCATGCGGAGAAACACCCAAAGGCGACGTCCAGGGCACCGTGAACAACCCCGACCCCGGATACGTCCGCTGGTACGAACTGCCCGACGGCAGCGCGGCCGTCCGATGCTTCTCCGGCTCCGGCGGAGCGTCATGCGACTGGGAACACATCAAACTCAAGGACAAGCAATGAGCACCCACACCACAACCCCCGCCCCGCAGACCATCGAACTCATCCGCCGCCTCCTGGAAGCAGCCCACCGACCCGAACCGGCCAACGATCCGACCATCTGCGCGATCTGCGGCGCACCGCTCACCGACACCACGTCATCCATCTGCCCCGACTGCCAAGAACTCGAAAAGGACTGGTAAGCATGCACACCACCACAAGGGCCGACGACCACACAGGAAAGGAACCACGATGAGCTTCCACCAATGGCTCGAAACCCAGCTCGCCGACATACGCCAGGCACAACTCGACGCCACGCTGCAAGGAAACAACCCGCTGATCCAAACGACCTCCATCAAAGAACGCTGCCTGACGGAAGTACTTGAAGCATACGAATCGATGGAGGGAACACGATGAGCATCATCACCAACGAGATCGAGGAACGCTACCCCTACCCAGACAACGGCGAGCGCCCGACCGGCATCACCCGTCTCGGCCAGTGCCTCGCGTCGCGCAAGGCGTACAGGGCCGGCGTATGCCGCAAGATCACCGATAGGGAGATCGACGCGGCGGCGCTCGCCGTCTATACGGGTACGTCGGGCATGGGCTTCGAGGAGGTGGAGCCGTTGTGGTCGAAGTTGAACCCTGACGCGAAAGAGCAGTATCGGCGGCTTGCGTGGTTGGCGATCACTGCCGCGCGGACGGAGGCGTTGAAATGAGCGAACAGCAACGGGAGCAAGTACGCCGGTTCATCGCGGATCAGGTCGGCATCACCAGCCCGTTCATCCTCGCCTACGACAGCGGCGGGCTCGACGAAGCCACCACGGGCGGTGCGCACTTGGACTACCTGACCGACCCGCATTCCAGCACGTTCACCCTCATCGGCATGCTCTCATGCCTGCTCGCATGGCTCACGAAAGGACGCCAAGCATGACCAGGCGAATACGGCTCACGCCCGCCATGCGCGGCCTGCTGCTCGACATGTACGAGACAGGCAGCGCCTATCCGCTCGACCGCAACCACCGGCGCACGTTCGACGCATTGGAAGAACGGGACTACATCGAACACGTCTCATGGGGACGATGGCGGATCACCCCACTGGGCGAAACGATCGCCAAACAACTCACCGCCAAGGAAAGGAACCACTGATGCAGGTCAGCTTCACCGCACAATCGCCAGCCCACGGCATGCTCACCATCCAACAACGCCTAGAAGCCGCCGGCTTCACCAACGTGCACGTCAACGCCATCAGCGACACCGTGGAACCCTTCACACGCACCAACCGCGAAACCATCCACGCCTACGACGAAGGCAAACAAGCCATCCTCAACAGCATGAACCACTTCAGTGCTCTCAACGACGAAATCAACCACAACCCCTACCAAGACGGCACACGATGAACGACTGGCGACACCAAGCCACATGCCGCCAATACGATCCCGAACTCTGGTTCAGCACCAAACCCCAAGAAACCAGCACGGCGCTCGCCATCTGCCGGACATGCCCGGTCATGGACGAGTGCCGCGAGTGGGCCGACGGGCACAGCCGCATCAACGGCTACCCGTTGCAGGGCATATGGGGCGGCAAGCAGTACGGCCGGACGAACCGGCCGAGAAAGGAACGAGAATGAACGACATCGACATCGACGTTAACGTCACCGCCTGGAAGATCGGGCTGGTCATCATCATGCGCGGCACCGCCACGCCCACCGCGAGGGTGTCGCACCCCGAATGCTTCGGCCGGTTCACCGCGCTCGCGCTCTCCTGCGACGGCGCGATCCGCAAGTGCATGCGCCGCGTCGCCATGATGTGCGCCAGGCACTCCGCATGCGAACGGCTCGACCGGCAGGAGGCGAGGGGATGAAAGTCACCGAAGGCGTCAGGAAGATCATCGTGGAATGGCATGGCAAGGGCGTGCCGCCGGAAGAGACCGCGCAATCCCTGCGCGTCCCCATCGACGAGGTGAAGGCCGTCATCCTGCAAGCCCACCCGGCCCCCACGCCACCAAAACGCCCCGAATTCCTCGAACCACGGTACGCGCCGCCGAAACCCGCCGGCATCAGCGACAATAGACGGGAAAGTTAAAAAATCGTTGAAATCAAGCCGCCCCCGGCCAATCCGCCATGCCGGGAACGGCGGCGAGGCAAATAAAAAGCCCCCACCTTGCGGCAGAGGCATTGCATTGTCCAAAAGGCAAGTCTAGCACCGACAAGGGCGGGGGATATGGAACACAACTGCGTCATCTGCGGCAAACCGGCCGAGACCACCATCTGCGAGGCATGCGCCCGAGACTGGGCGCGACGCCTCGCATGGCTCCTGAAGGCCGGCATGCCAGCCCTCCAGCAGATCGCCTACAAACAAGCCACCACCCGCGAGCGCTCTCCTCGTCACGGCAACACGGCGTATGCGGCCCCGCCGGTCAACGAGACCGCCCAAGCCCTGTTCAACGCGGTGGAGGTGCACTTGCAGCTCATGGGCGGCCGGCTCGGCATCAAGCCGCTCGGATATGACCGATACGAGCGGGCGCGCACCCTCATGCAATGGGCCGACCTCATCCGCATGCTGCTGCGCCGCATGCGCGACCTCGCCCGGCTCGAAGACGCCTCCGGCCTGTACGCGGACACCCTGCGTCTTGCGGAACGGGTGGACGCGGCCACGTCGCACAGTGCGGAGAAACGGCTCGTCGGCGTATGCCCCGACTGTCTCAACGGTCGCGACGAGCAGGGGGAGCCGGTGCGCACGCCCATCTACGCCGCCCGAGACGCACGGTATGCGATATGCCCCGCATGCGGCGCATGGCTCGACTTGCGGCGCATCAGGCTCGAATACCTGCGCAGCGCGGGCCTCATGCACATCACCCGCACCCAGGCCGACGCCGCCCGCTGGATCAGGGCCAACACCGGCGTCAACGTGAGCGGCAACGACCTGAAGAACTGGCGCGCACGCGGCAAAATGCCCGGCACGAGACACATCGAGGGCCCCTATTGGGCGTGGAATGTGCTGGAGCTCTTGGCGTGCGCCCAGGCCAAGGACGAACGCGACCACGACGACGCTTGA